TATCATCGTAGCAGCACCAGCAAGTACCCAACCAACAAAAGGAACAGAGGAGAGAGTAGGAGCGACAGCAGCACCAACGCTAGCCCCGACAAGCCTCCCCGACTGCTCTCCTCCACCGACCGCCTTGATACAGGCGACAGACTTTTTTGCTGCGTCTCCTGCTGCACCTCCTGAGTTCTTCCCATCAAGATGCCTTGCACCGTCCATTGTGTACTCTTCAAAGCCTTCATACGTGTTGTTACCCAACCCAAGAAAGCCTGCTTTCTTCTTCACATCCCTTTCCACACGAAGTATCTTGGGATCATTAGATTTGTATTGTATCCTATACCCTTCTTTACTTGCTTCCACACTGTATGATGTATAAGGACCAACTGGTAGGTTGAGATCAGGGAGTCTACTACGAGTGGCAAGCATACCAATCATACCAATATGACTCACACCTAGGAGACCTCCTAGGGAAATAATAAACCACTTGTTCATAACTTATAGTTTGTAATTGTTATCTTCTTTCTTAGGATCAACAGCAACAATCTTTAAAGGAGCTTGTTCGATTACCAGAGTTTGAGTAGGACCACCGTTCGCACCTACACCATTCTTACTAGGATCCATTTTCATAGTTCCATCACCTTTTTTAGATGCAGTTTGAATCCCAAAGCTAGCTAAAACCCCCGTGAAAACCGAGGCTATGAAAGTCGGGTCGATCTTTTGTTGTGGTACTCCTGGGATGGCAACGTAATTTAATGTGAGTATACCGCCACTCCAAACCAACACGCCAAGGCGAACAAATGTACTAATGATAGCAGCTTGCTCATCCTCATCTGGAAGGATCTTCTCTTTAAGTTTTTGTAGAGGACCTTTCTTCTCTTCCTCTAGAACTTCTTCCTTTACTTCTTTTGCCATTTATACCTATGAAGCTATTACTATATAGCTCATTCAGTAGGTTGCTTTTTCTTACCTATATTATACTTTGATTCTAACTTCCATTCACCCTTATCTTTATAGGCTATGACTTTAATTTGATTAAGTGGTGCTAGTACACCGAGTTCAGACTCAGTTACGATATCCACTAGACCCCAATCAGATAAGAGTTTAGTAATTCTGTTGCGTCGTTCAATATCATTCGATGTTAGGTTAGCGTGTTTACCATCTAACGCAAACAACTCTTTGAAATGCACGATGTAATACTTGCCTTTCTTATGCAGTATGTGACAGGACTGGAACAACTTCTTTTCCTTACGAGAAGCTACACCTATCCTAGTAAGCGTCTCTCTGACCTTTAAGAAGTCGTCTGGTTGCCTTAAGGAAACCTCGACCATCATATCCACAGACCAAGACACGTCTTGCTCTTCACTCATCTCACTCCTCCAGTATTCAGTTTTGATTTGATCAATTCGATCTGATCTTTAGTCAGAATTCGTAATGCATCCCGAGCTTTGTCATTGTTATAACCAAAGTATTGCTTAATAAGATCAAGGTTCTCTGCCTTATCTTTTTTAAGCCAGGGACTGTAACGACGCTTCTTTCTGAGACTATTTAGATAAAACGAATATTGCATATCCTTGTCGAGGTGATGCATCTTATTAATCTCATTTGCATACAAAACTGCATCAATGTGACCTGACAAACATTTGTTCACAATATAAGATGGATACTTCTGCATCCAATCAGGACCACGTTCTTGGAGATCCTCCTTAGTCCAGTTAACACTGTTGAGGTAGTCAGATAGTTTGTATGTCATTTTTGTTCAAAGAGATCTAATAGGGTGGAGTTAGTGTAATTTGTTATGAGCAATTCCTTACGTTTGGACTGATCTAAATTATAAGATCCAGTTGATCTCATAGTATAAGTCAGATCCCATTCAGTCAAATTATAATTATCAAATAATTTTTTAATAGAATCACTAGAATTATATGTGATCATCCACTTCTTACCAGATGTAGAACAATCTAATGCAAAGACATCGTGAGTGAAGTTCCTATGCATAGTACCACCCTTCTCACCATAAAGGAAGGACTTAATATCATATGGTGGATCCATAAAGACAAAAGCATCCTCAGTGTCCTTAAGGAGTGTAGTGTAATCTAAGTTTGTTATCTTCCAGTTCTTAATGATATCAGAATAACCTAATAGTTTATCAATACCTCTCTGTGAGAAGTTTGAAACAGATGCTTGTGGTGAGAACGATGAGTTCTCTCCTAGTCCTGAGAAGGAACACTTGTTAAGAACATAGAAGTATGCTGCATTCTCATATGGAATAGTAACCTCTTTAATATTCTTCTTAGCATCATTGAACAGTTCTCTTGCCTTATCAGGTGTGTTATATACACCCTTTAATTTTGTAAGTTCTTCAGTTAGATCATTAGGGTAGTCTCTTAATGCCTTCCAGAAGTTAGACAAATAGAAATACTTATCATTAACCCATACAGGTATGTCTGGATTCTGTTTAGTAAACTCTAAAGCAACAGAACCACCACCTAGGAATGGTTCACGATACTCTTTAATATTGGTAGGGAACTGTCCAATAAGATACTTCGCTGCTCTGGATTTACCTCCAGGATATCTTAATGGTGTCTTCAATGCTTTCAAAATAAATCCCTCATAATTTCAGGTTCGGGTGGATGTGTCTGATATACAAGACTGTATCTCATAGGAGCATCCTTCATAGGTGGACGTGCACCGTGCCATAGTTCACTAGTAAATTTTACCAGTCTTCCGAACTTTGGCACAATACTCTTAACAATTTCTCCATCTTCTAGGAAGATTGTTTCTCCTCCCATACCTGCGTGCCAATCAGGATTACAATAGATCATATATGTTATACCTTCTGGACTATGTGAATCTGTATGTGGTTTAGGACAGTCCTCATATGTGAACGCATTGTATAAGCATCTACGTACTGTAGGACTACCAATTAATTCTAACCACTTCTTTGCAATAGGTTCAAACTCACCATACTCTAAATCAAATACTCTACCAAGACTAGGTACCTTATTACCAAAGGCATCACCTAATTTTTCCCATTGAGTATATGCTTCGAAGTACTGATACAGTTCCCATACATCAGTGAACTCAAATAGATCGTCAGTATACTCAATCATAATGCCATCTGTGGTCCGTGTCCATAACCAATGTCTTCTTCACCGTGTCCTCTTCTTCTTAACTCATCATCTTGTACTAACTTACAGTTAATCATATTCTGTCCATATGGTCCTTGATTAATAGGACCAGTTGGAAATGCATTGAATGAAATATTTGCTCTTACAAAATCTGCAAAATGTGGTGCAGTAAAATGAACTAACCAACTTGGAAATATTACTAAGGTACCTGGTTTATATACAGGTGCTTCTACAGCGTTCTCATATACTGCTGAGATTATTTCTAACTGATTATATGCTCTTGCTTGCACAGGGTCTTGGAAGAGCGTAGGATACCCATCTGTGAGGCAGTAGGTGCCACTGTAGTATGACATAGGGTGTCTGTGTGGTTGATGGCATCCACCACTGTTAGGAAGCGATACAACCCCCCAAGCAAGACTTACCTCAAACTTACCCCACATTTCAAACTGTTGATCTTTCTTAACTTCATCTAAACATTGATCAATCCATTCAAAAGTATTTTTAAATTGTGGTAAGCAATGTAAGTTACCCTGTGTAGTTTGTACAGTATTAGGTAGATTAAAATTTCCTCTCTCAATAGGATCTAAAGCGTCAAGAGTTTCTTCTACTAACTCAGGACTACTCTCAAATGTAAAGAGTTCTACAGGAAAGATGGGATGCTTTTTCATTTCTTCCAAACACACATTGAATCATATACACTCATATGTTGAGTGATATTATTTTGTTCTCTAAATTCTGCTACTGCTCTCTGAATAAGATGTGATTTATAATCGTGACCACATATCAATCCACCATATTTAATCTTAGGATACCAATCATTTAATTCTTTAAGTGCTTGTTCATATGTCATCCAAGCATCCATAAAAATAAAATCAAAATGTTCATCAGGAAATGTGATAGCTAGATCCTCTATGTTACCTTTGATAATTGTTGATCTATGTTCTTCACCAGAAAATCTAATATGATGATGTGCCATAAACTCAAAGATTTCCATCTCTGCTTCACCAGTAGAGTTGGAAGGACCAGGTTCATTATCTTCTCTTAAATAATCTGTATATGGTTGCCAGTTATCGATACCAGTAAGATGTTTAATGTTAGGACAAGCTTGCAACAAAGTACAAAAACTTTGTGCACGATCTACTCCTAGTTCGAGACCAATAAGATCATCACCGTGCATACCAATAAGATGCACAACAGATCGTACATCCGTAAGAGAGTTTTTAAAGTCATAGTTCATTTAAACTGACACCTCATCATAAGTTCTGTCATACAAGCAACTAGATTAATCTCTTGATCTGCTACGAATGCTGCCTTGTATTGGTACTCACCAATAACAAGAACTGCTTCAGGAATAGATGCAGATTGCAAATGATTATATAACGAATCATATAACTTTCTCATAATCTGAGTTGGTTCACTATCTAGGTTTTGAACTACCCATTTTTTCATATTAGTAAACTCTTTGTTCTTAAGATATCCAACAAGATCTTGCAACTTAGTATCTGTTACAGCAGCAAGTACACCTGTATCGATCTTACCAATAGAACTATATCTCTGTAACTCATTAAGAGTACGTCTGAAGTCAGGGAAATACTTCTGAACTAATGCTACAAGAACTTTAGGTTCTGCTTCTACCTTCTGCTCTGCAAGGATATCTTGGATCCTCTTAAAGAACTGAGCAGCAAGGATCTGTTTCTCCTTACCATTGATACCAAAGTCTACAACAGAACAACGTGAATGTAATGGTTCAATTATCTTGTTCTTGTAATTGCACGTAAATATGAACCTACAGTTCGAGGAGAACTCCTCGATAGTAGCTCGTAACAATAACTGTACGTCGTTTGTGGTGTTGTCTGCTTCATCGATGATGATGATCTTGGCACCACCCACGAGGGAAACAGTTGATGCAAAGTTTTTCGCTTGGTTTCTAACTGTGTCAAGGAATCTTCCTTCATCTGATCCGTTGATGACATAATAATCTGCTCCTAATTCTTCACACAATGCCTTAGCAACTGTGGTCTTACCTATACCTGGTGGACCTGACAATAATAGATTTGGAATCTTTTTGTTTGCTACAAATTTCTGTAGAACTGTTTTGATGTTATCAGGAAGAATACAATCCTCAATCTTACGAGGACGGTATTGTTCACACCATAGAAAATCAGACATAGATCGACTCAGGAGATTGCATAATATTAAAT